GATGTGTGGGATGCCGCTTGGGACGCTTGGGCGGAGAACGATTGCTCCGCCGCCGTTGCTTACGGTGAAGGCTACCAACAGGCGATTGCCGATGTGGTGGAGTGGTTGCGCGTCCAGCAGCACGGCAGGACCAGCGACAACTACCCCGGTTACTACGCGCGGCAGATTGAGCAGCGATTTGGAAAGGACGTATGATGGTTGCCTAACCCCCCCGCGCCCATGCCTCGCAGCTAAAAGAAAAGCCCCCGGCGGAGTGAGGACGCCGGGGGCTTAACGCTAACCAGTGGAGCAACACTGACTAGCGAAGGCTTACCACCTTTCCGTCGTCCGACGCAATCCCCTCTCCTTCAGCCATGCGCCGCAACTCCGACTTGGCGTAGCGGTCGACCATCGCCGGCTCGGCGAAGACTTGCTTCTTGGTCGGGTAATCCCGTGAGTGCAGGCGCCCGCAGTCCACCCAGCGCGCCTCTTTCAGCGCGTGCAGCAGCGCCGCCTGCGGCACCTTGACCGCCGAGACGTTCATCGCCAGCGCCACTGCGTCGCAAATACGATGCAGCGGAGCGCCGACCACGCCGCGGCTGAACGGACCCATACGCCGCGTAATCATTTCGACCAAATGGCTCTCAGTCATGCTCATGCCATGCTCGACCATGTTCAACTTCCATTCCGTCACCGGCGGCGCACCGGCGGGGTTGAACGCCGAAATGTCGCGCTGGTGCAGCCACGCCGCGATCTTGGCAAAGCCGCCCTTCCTGTACCACTTCCACAGCTTCGCCGCCGCGTCCGCGTCCATCCGCGGCGCGCGCGACCACACGCAGAACCAGCGGCGGTCCTGCGACGGGATCGAGATGGGCACCGGGTCGTTCGTGAACGCGATAACCAGCAGCCGATTCAACATTTCGTACGGATGCAGCCCCTTGCGGTTGATCGTGATCGTCTCTGGCGGCGCGGCAATGATCGGCTTCAGCCGGTTGGCCAGCGCCCGGCGCTCCTTGGCCTCTGGCTCCTTCAGTTCGTTCAAGATGACGACTTCAGCTTGCAGGCCATAGCCCCACTGGCTCTCCAGCCCCTTGTTCTCGATAATCGAACGGTTGTGCTGGTGTTCGCCGCCTATCGCCCAGAGGAACGGCGCCCACATGGTGTCCTTGCCGCTGCCCTCGTCGCCGCCGTGCAGCACAGCATGGTTGATCTTGACGTTGGGAACCTGCACCTTAAAGGCCATCACGTTCAGGACGTGCGCCAATTCGGCCGGGTCTTCGATCAGCGTCCGGCAGTGCGCCAGCCACGGGTCAATGTCGCGGTCACTGATGGCGTCGCTGCCGGACAGGTCCGGCCGGTGGTTGATCCAGCAGTTGCCGTAGACCAGACCATCACGCGCCACCAGCACACCCTCGCCCGGCGCGTACGTCACGCCGACCAGCGCCTTGGCGCCGTACTCCTGCCGGCGTTCGTCAAAGTAGACGCTGGCCTGCACACGCGGCTTCTTGCCGTGCATCGACTTGCAATCGACGTGGCGGAACAGCGCGTTGAATACGTTGCGGGGTAACTCCCGGCGCGTCACCATGTCAAAATAGCTGTCGTCCGACTGGACGTAGGCGAAGCGTTCAAACCATTCGGCCTTCTCCAGCCGCCCAGCCTCCTTGCGTTCGACCTCTTTGACGATCGCCGCCGCCTCATCAGGGAACGCCTCGGTCGGCATGATCTTCTCGGCCATGATCCGCATTCGCTCGGCGATCAGTTCGTCGCGCAGACCCGGCGTCACCCGCGGGCCGTCGTTCTCGGCCACCCAGTCAAGGAACGTGCGGCTGTCGAGGTGCTGGCAGTGGCCGTGGTAGCAGCAGAACGAGCGGTCCAGCGGCTTGTAGCGGGCCTCGACGTTGCCGTCGGTATGCTCGGCATGGTTAGGGCAGACGATACCGCACCAGCCCTCATTGTTGACGCGGGTCAGCACAAGGTTGTTGTCGGACAGCCATTGCAGGACGTTGTCGCCGCCAGTGTCGCGGATGGAGACGTGACGGTACTCGGCCGTGTCCGCCTCGGCCGGCGTGACGCCCAGCGCGGCGCAGATGTCGGCCAACTCGTACTCGCGGTCCGGGTGGAACTCGACCAGCCGCGCCGGGAACAGGCCGCGCCCTTGCTTCAGGTTGACGCTGCCGGGAATACGGCAGTTGCGCACCGCGTTGGTCGCGCCCGGATCAGTGTAGCCCGCCTCGGCGATGGCCTTGATCGCGGCGGTGAACTCTTGCTTGGTCGGCTGCGTGCTGAAGGCGTAGCCCCACTGGCACGACCCCTCGCTCGTCTCCATAATCCACGTCGGCTCGATCGGCGGCGTCTTGGACTTTGTGCCGATGTCGTCCAGCATCATGAACAGGACGTAGTCACAGTTCTCCGCGCGGGCACTCGGCTTGCCGTCCGTGAAGCGGTCCACGATGAACGCGCCGGTGTTAACGTACCATGCCTCGCCGTCCTTGATGCGGGCCTTGTGCGGCAGGAACGCCGGGAACGTCGCCTTCGGCACGCCGTCGCCGTGGTAGATGACGTTGCCCTCGTCATCCAGCTTCGGCTTCTGGCGCAGCAGCAGCGCCGTCTCCCCGTCCACGTCAGCCAGACCTGTGATAAACTCCAGAAATTTGGTGCGATCCTCACTCATCGCGTCTCTCCTACTTCCCGTAACGGGTCATGGTGGCGACTTCCGCGTTCAGCGGCAGGCCGTAGGCCCATGCTGGCGCGGTCGTCATGGTCTTGAGCAGCGCCGCGGCCGCGGCTTCGGGGTCGGCAGTCTCCAGCACAACTTCGTCGTGAACGTGAAGCACGCAGTCCAACCCTTCCTCCTCCAGCCGGCGCAGCGTATGGCGCAGCAAGTCGTTAGCGATCGCCTGCGTGATGTTTTCGCAGGCCAGACCGCGCCACAGCCGCGCGCGCGGCCACTCCTTTGCGTCGGCCGCCGGTTTCCACGACGCCTTCGCGTAGGTGATGTTGCCCTCCTCATCGAAGCGGGCGAACGGGTAGCATAGCACACGTCCGCTCGGCAGCGCATACCAAAGATGTTGCCGGTCGTATAAATACGTCACGCGCCCTGCGGAAAACTCCATGCCGGGGTTGCGCATGGCGGCCGAGTAGGCGCGCTCCAGCTTGTCCCAATAGACCGGCGCCCACGGGTTCGCCCGGCGCCAGCCGTCGACCATGCGCCGGCTGTCGCTCTCAGGCAGAATGACGTTGTAGATGCGGCCCATCGCCGCGAACGCGCCGATCCCGCCGGCGAAGCCGCAGGCCAGTTCCTGCACCTTCCCGATTTGGCGCTGGTCCTTGTCAACCTCGTCGTACGCCACCCGAAACGTCGCGGCGGCGTTGTGCTTGTACACGTCCTCGCCGCGCTCGAAGATGCCCAGCTTGGCCGCGCCGCTGTTGCTGTTCGACGCCCACGGAGTCACCCGCGCCTCGATCGCGGCCCAGTCGGCCACGACCAGATGCTTGCCCGGCGCGGCCATCAGTGCGGGGCGCAGCATACCCTTCAGGACGTCGGTCACGCGCTTGCCGAACTTCGGCACGATCTTGTGCCCGCGGACGATCGCCTCGCGGGCTAGTGCCGGGTCGGCGGCACACTTTCGGGGAAAGTTGTGGACCTGAAGCCCAAACGATGAAGCGCGGCCAGTAGCGCTACCTCCTGCAAATACGAACGCGCCTCTAACTCGGCTATCCTCCTCGTCAGCAAGCGATGCGGCGCGGTTAAATTTCGCCACGGACGATGCCCACAGATCGTCTGCGCACTGGATAACTTCCGCCACTTCAGCCGGGACTTCATCCGGGTTCTCCTCGGCCAGCGCCAACAGATTGGCGCGCACGTTCTTGTCGATGGATAGCTTGGCTTCGCCGTCCTTGTAAACGGTCGCCAGCTTCAGCGCTTGCGGTCCGACGCGGCTGAGAACCCACTCGCGCATTTTCGGGCTGCGGACCGACGTGATCGCGCCCTCAGTAACTTCCCGAACAATGTCCTGTATGTCGTCAGCTTCCGTCTCTGCATAGCGCACCGCCGCCAGAGCCAGAGGTTTATCCAGCAGGACGCCGCGGTCGTTGATACGCTCATTAACATGATAGTCGTGCAGTTCATCGGCCGACAACTCCCGCAGCGCCTGACTGATCGCCCGCATGGCCCGCACGTCGCTCTCGCAATACGCGACCATCTCGGCCATCAGGGCGGCGTCCTCGCGGAACGTGCCATCAGCCTGCGGAACAGACAACAGCCGAATGAGTTGTGCGCCGCGGTGGTCCTTGCGCATGGACGCGCCCGCAAACCGGCCAACGTCCTCAAGGCTGCCCGGCGCGCAGTTGGCGCGGGCCTGTGCTGCGGTGCAGTAGAACTGCTCCAGCTTGAACGGCACTTGCAGGACGTACCAGAAGATCAGGCGCTCGAACGCAGCGTTGTGCGCCCTGATCTGACCGCGGTGATCCTTGACGGCTTGCGGGAAAGGCTGCCCCGGCAGCCACGTCCGCACGTCTCCATCATCGAACGCGTAGGACATGCAGAGCACGTCGGTGCTAAGGTCCATCGCGTAGTTGTAGACGCCTTTGCTGCGCAAGTCGCAGCGGCTCCGCGTCTCGAAATCACAATATAATACAGTCACGGATGCCTCACTCATCCGCTACTCACCGGGGCAGCTTGCGCCGCCCCGGCTTTCACGCCCCTTACGCTACGGCGCGACGACGGCGACGGGGAGCCTCGGCGGCTTCATCCTGCACGTCGTCGGCATCCGCAGCGGCGCCCACGTCTGCACTATCTGCGTCCAGCGACGCCCAGTCAACAATATCGAAGACCGGCGTGTAGATGCGCCCGTACGACTTGTGCTGATAGTGTTCCTTCTTGAGCCGCACCAGCGGGACGGGCTGGTCCGGGTTCTTGTCGGCCTGATCGGCGATGGCCAGCGCCAGCGACTGCACGGCGCGCTTGCCGCCGACAGACGTTGCGGTGTAGCGGGCCTGAAGGCCCTTGTCCTCGCCGTTGGTGCAAGCCAGCGTCATGCCGACCTGCATCTCCCAGCCGCGCTTGGCGGTTTCGGGCGCAGGACCAGTTTCCGGCAGCGGCTCATGCACCGGCGCCATCTTCTCGGCCACAACCTGTCCGTCACCCCACGCAATGTAGCCGTGGACGAACGAGAACGGGTTGATCGCCCACAGGCTGTCGTCTTCGACTTCGGTCTGATCGGCGCCGAATACCCAGTGTCCGGTCTTGTCCATCTTAAGGATGACCATTCCGCCCGAACCGCCGACTTCCGCCTCAATAGAGCGCAGAGCGGACGACAGGGACTTGACCGACGGCAGGTTGGCACCACCGAACTTCACTACATCAGACATTACGGTATTCCTTCTTCGTTACGTTACTGGATTTTGGCCATAGCCTTCTTGAGCGTCTGACCGATTTGAACCACTGCCGGCCGGGGATCGCTCTCCGGTGCGATAGTGGAACCACTTGAGACGGCGACCACAAGGTCGTCCGGCAATGCGATTTTCGCCTTCTTAAGCGCCTTTTCGGCGGCCGCAGGCGAGATAACTTTAGGCTCCTGAAGTGGGTAGACGCCGTTGGCTTCCAGCCAGTCGTACGCCTTATCCTCATCGGTCCACTGGCGCGTCGCGCGCTTGTTGACCAGCTTCCAGCCGGGTACGGTCTTGCCTTCTTCCATCAGGCCGTGCGCCAACTGCTGCAAGTCCTTGATGAAACTCTCGACCATCGGAATCTGGTCCATGTAATGCGCGATCTGCTCGACCGGCAGCGCCTCAATCTTGGCCTTGACCATGCGGTCGATGGCGCCGGTCATTAGCGGGCAGACCGGCTTGGCTGCGCACCACTTGCAGTGATCGCCAGCCGCCAGCGGTGCGTCGGGCTTTAGCGCGGTCTTGACGGCGCGGGCCAGTTCATCCTCAAACTGCTTAATGCGCTCGACCGTTGTCACCCAACGTTTGACGCTGGGCGGCTGGACGATAATCATTTCGACTTCGTCTACATCCTCAAACGCCCATTGCGTTTCCGGCGTACGCATAGCAGCCGCAGCATAGAACAGAGTTTGTTCGTTTTCCTCGACTTCAACGGCCACACCATCACCAAACTTCCAGTCAAGAAGTATAGCCCTGCGACGAATGCGCCCCAGTAGATCAGTGCTGCCGAACACGTCAGGCAGAAAATCGCCGAAATGAACTCGGCTTTCGACCGCATATTCCATCTCTCCATCAGGGTCGATCGCGTCCAGTGCCGCCAGCGCGGGGAGTAGCTTGTCGTCGATCAGGTCTTGCGTCAGCACGATGTCCTGATGCTTACGGTAAAGGTAGCTTTCGGGCGTACCCTTACCATCCAGAATGTCGGCGATCGTGTCGTGCAGCAGCGTGCCCGTGTCGGCGTAACTGCTGCTGGGCTTGGGCGGCATCTTGTCCACCAGCGCCACACTGCCGGGGCAGTTGATGACGCGTTTGGCGGTCGAGCCGCCGACGATCCTAGAATGTTGCATTATTGACACCCCTTCTTTTTTAGCTTTCTACGCGCGCGCGCCACCGATGCAGATAAGGCGGCAAAAATTTCGTCGGGGTTTTCTTGCGTAATAATTTGCGCCACTATGATATCACTCAGACAAACTGGTTTAGTAGTTATCATATCTTCATATGTATCTTCGTCATAAGGCTCAACAACTATAGCAAATTCACCTTTAAATATCGCGTAAGGAAACGCACGTTCTTTTTGCTTGTTTATGATCGCGGTTATGTAGTCGTAGGCTGGTTTAGCCAGCGCCATGGACATATCCCACGAACCGCGCGGCGAACACCAGTTACGCACTGCTCGACGCATTTCGGTGTCAAACCTGACATCTGCTTTACCCATATTGTACCTCACTGCACTGTTTGAGCGGCCAGCATACACGCTACAAAATGTGATGCAAGGGTTGATCTGCAAAAAAGTTTGCTGTAGCCCACAAGCATGACTGAGAAGGAAATCGAAACCTATTTCGTCAAGCGCGTGAAGGCACTGGGCGGCTATCCCTACAAGTTCCGCAGCGTTACGCAGCGCGGCGTCGCCGACCGCATCGCCTGTATGCCGAACGGCGAGGCATGGTTTGTGGAACTGAAGAAGCCGGGCGGCCGGCTATCGGCGCTGCAAGAGATATTCTGCGAGGAAATGATGCACACCAAGCAGCGCTACGCCTGCCTCTGGTCTAAGATGGATGTGGACCTGTGGTGCAGCCGCTTCAACTAAGGCCCTATCAGGACGACGCTGCGGACTTCCTGTTCGCGCGGGACCGGGCGATGATCCTCGCGCCAGTCGGCGCGGGCAAGACCGCGATCACGCTGACAGCGATGGCCGATATGGTCGACCAAGGCTACGCGACGCGTTGGCTGATCGTCGCGCCAAAGCGCGTCTGTACGGACGTGTGGCCTGTCGAAACGCCGAAGTGGGCACCGACGCTGCGACTGGCGCTGGCCGTCGGCTCCCCTGCGCAGCGGGCTGCCGCGCTGGCTGACACCGGCGCCGACGCGGTCGTCATAAACTACGACAACCTCGACAAGCTGACCGACCTGACCGGCTTCGACGGCATCGTGTTCGACGAACTGACGCGGCTGAAGAACCCCGGCGGCAAGCGCTTCAAGGCGCTGGAGAAGCTGCTAGCGCCCGTCACCGTGCGCTGGGGCCTTACAGGGTCGTTCACGTCGAACGGCCTTGAGGACGTGTTCGGCCAGTGCAAGATCATCGACCAGACCCTGCTGGGCCGCGCCAAGGGCGCGTTCATGCAGCAGTACTTCATCTGCATCAACCGCGACTTCGGCCAGTGGACGCCGGCGCCCGGCGCGCTGGAGCAGGTCATGGCCCGCATTCGCCCGGCGACCTACGTGCTGGAGCCGGGAGAATACAAGGACAAGCTGCCGCCGTGCAACGTCGTCGAGGTACGCACCGCGCTGGAGGATCGCGCGCCGTACGACAAGATGAAGCGCGACTACGTGGTGCGCTTCGGCGAAGACCGCATCATCGCGCAGAACGCCGCGTCGGTCACAACCAAACTGCAACAGATGGCGTCTGGGTTCGTCTACAACCGCGAGAGCAGCGCTGGGTCGATCTGGTTTAGCGGGCACAAGTTTGACCGGCTGGAGGAACTGCTGGGCGAGAACCAGCGGGCCAACACGATTGTGGTATACAACTATCAAGAGGAACTGGCCGAACTGAAGCGCCGCTTCCCGCACGCGCGGACCATCGACGACACGGGCGTCATCGAGCGCTGGAACCGCGGCGAGGTCGAACTGCTGCTGATCCACCCGAAGTCGGCGGGGCACGGCTTGAACCTCCAGCACGGCGGCTGCCACATGGTGTTCTTGTCGTTGCCGTGGAGCCTAGAACTTTACGAACAAACCGTCGGGCGCCTGCACCGCAGTGGGCAACGCCACGACGTTTGGGTCTACGTCATGTTGGCGGAAAAGACGATCGACGAACGCATTTGGGCCGCGCTGCATGACAAGCGCGCCGTGTCAGACACCGCTCTTGAGGAGTTGAAAAGTGGATAAGGTTTTGTGGCAGACGCTGGCTGTCAATCTATCGAAGTACAGCGAGGCGCAGGTGCAGCAGATGCTGGACGATGAGGTCAGCACGCACAAGCGAACGGCCATCGCCCGACGGCTTCACCAGCGGCTGTGCAAGCTGCGCACAATGCGCGAACGACGTGAACTGGCAGAAAGGCTGAAGAAATGATCGACGATCAATCCGACCCCGGTTCGTGGGCCGAGGCGCTGGCGATGCGCGCGGACATGGTCAACCATCCCTCACACTACAAGGTCGGCGGGATTGAGACTATCGACTACATCGAGGCCAAGCTGTCGAAGGAAGAATTTGCCGGCTATTGCCGCGGGAATGCGCTGAAGTACCTGAGCCGTGCCGGGCACAAGGACGCTACCGATCAGGAAATCGGCAAGGCTATTTGGTATCTTCAGCGCTGGCTGGACAGTCGTTCTCGCACAAGCAAACCCAAGTAGAGTTGTGCTGCTCGATCCGCGCGACCGTGGCCGGGCTGTCCAACGTGGAGTTGTACCGGATCGGCTGCGCCACCTTGCAGTACGAGTTAGTCGGCGGCGTCGTCGAACCGTGAACGCAACCGGCGGTCGCGGTCAGCATCAGGAGTGACAGCGACGTGCTGCGCCAGATCAATTTGCCGTTGGATTTCATCGGCCGCTTCCTTTTCGGCTTCTTGCCGGCCCTGCTGCCGCAGCTTGTGTTCAGTCCACGCCGCCCATAGGCGGTCAAGCAGCGACAGCAGGGACGACAGAATTTTAATCACGCCTTAGGCGTGTCCGAAAGGAATACAGCGGCCAGCCCTGCCAGACCAGCGACTGCCGTGGAGATAGCCGCCCACTGTGCGTCCGACAGGCCAAACGCCAGTGCCAGCGCGGAGAAGCCTGCGTAGGTACTCGGTTCTTTCAGGCGGTGCAGCGCCCAAGTCAAAAGTGCCATCTTTAGTTTCCTTTCGGATATGCCTTCCAAGGCAGTTCCCAGTGTGGGCCGTCCTTGAAGGTACGCCAATCCCCGCCCCATTGGACGGGGACGTTCTCAGCTTTTGCCGCGGCCTTCACGGTAGCGGCAAGCTGATGGTAGAGCGGCCAGTCCCAGCGCACCGTACCGCCGATCATTGGAGCGAGATCGACGGCATGGCCGGTGAGGTGCCGCGAGTTCATGGTCTTGGTGGCGCCTTGGTCGTACAACTGCTTCTGCCGCGCGGCCGTGCGCAGGCCCTCCAGCACAGTGAAGTCCAGCGACGACATGGCGGCGGCTTTCTTGACGACGCGGACGAGGTCCGGGTGGACCCCCTCCAGCCGCGAAAGCGAGCGCTGGCCGAGAACGATGCTCATTTCAGCCCCAGCAAAGCCAGCAGAATGCCGATCAGCAGCATGATGATGGTGCCGGCCACCGTCATCCCCATGCCTTCCAGCCGCTTCAGGCGAGCGCAAATACTCTCGTAGCGCAGCGTACAGATTTCTTCGTGGGTGTTCAAACGGGCTTCAGTCTGATCAATCGTCGTCACAATACTACCCCCGCGCGAAATCGTTACGCTGTCCGCTTCGTACCAGCGGTCGCCAATCCTGTCTATAGTGGCAGTAATTACAGTCACTTCGGCAGTCCTATTATTCGGTCGCAGCATAGTCTTCAGGGCGCGTTATGATCTGCCGCAGGTACTGCGCCAGCACGTTGCGCGCCATCGGCGACAGAGTGCTTACTTGTTCGGAAATGCGAGACTTCATCGGGAAGGTGTTCAGCAGTTCACCCATAGCCGGACCGCTTAGGAACGCTTGCGCCAACTCGCGCTCGACGCGCGGCGCCATGAACGCCCGCTCGACCTGCTCCCCACCGCGCGCTGCGAAGCCGAGCGGCGTGTAGGGGATACCCGCCAGCGTGGACAGCCCCCTCGACATACGCGTGGGCGTCGCCGTGACCATGATCTTACCCGCGGGGCCAGTGCCAGACGCGCGAAGTTCCGCCATGCGGTTAAGCGTAGCAAGTTCATCAGCCGACTGCTTAAGCGCCATGTACCGAGCCGGGTCTTGCTCGAAAGCCTGCACAATATCGTACTGCCCTGTGCCGCGACCCATAACGTCTTCGACAATTTTCGGGCGGTCGCGGCCCATCAATTTTATAAACTCATTCGGCTGTTCAGCCGCCAACTGCGCGCCCTTGGCAGCCAACTCTTGGCGGTTAACGCCTTCCATGCCGGTCCTATAGCCGGACAGATAATCCTTGAACTCAGGGCCGAGAGCATCGTCAACCAAGTTTTTGAAGCCGATGACCAGTCCCGCCGCCCGCTTCTTTGACCCAGACGACGGCTGGGCCGAGGACGAAACGAACCGCTCGACGGTGTCGCTGGCTTCCTTGCGCAGCGTGTAAAGATCGGCGGGGTCGATCATGCCGGTTTCATCCGCCGCGTCTTCGATCTGACGCGCCAATTTCAGCAAAGCGCGCCGCCCGGTGCTGGTGCGAACGCCCGGCAACGACGCCTGCGTACGCAGCGCGTCTACCATGGGGGCGGCGTCAAGCGTTCCGGCAGCGCCAGCTAAAGCAGCTTCGCGGGCGGGCGCGGTAGCTTCGCTGACGCCGCGCTGCGCCATTTCAACAGCCGCGCGGCGTTCCGTGGCGGTGCCCCCGCGGGCGGCTTCCGCCAGCCGCGCGGTGCGGGTCTGCGCCTGCGCCTCCAGCGCCTCGCGCATGGGCGTAGCGCCAGACACGGTCTGCTCCTGCACGACCTTGCCGATACCGAAGAAAGCGTCCGGCTCTACGCCGGACTCGATCAGCACCTGTTCGGCCAGCCGCTTGTCGTCCGGCGACAACTGCGCAAACGCTGCGCGCGCTTCGTCAGTTTTGTCGCCGAGTGCCTTGCGAATGATTTCCGCCGCCTTCTGGCGGGGCAGCTTGGTGATGTCGCCCGCGAACCCGCCGACGCGCTTGAGGACCGACGCGACGACCGGCAGGCCAGCGCCGAACATCGCGCCAGACTCGACGTCTTGCCCCGCAAGGGCCGCGCTGGCGCCGCCGGAGATAGCGCCCCCAGCCATGCGCTCGGCCAGCGACCCGATACGCGCGCCTCGGCTTGCGGCCGCCGACTGCGCCGACGTGCGGCCCGCACCGATGCCGCCCGTCTGGACAGCTTTACCGACGCGGCCGACGACGCGGCCAGCCTTGGCGACGGCAGGGGCGGCTCGGCCAGCCCGCGGCGCAACACGCGCGATGCCGCCGCCGAGGCGCGACAACCCCGCACCGCCTGCGGACACGACCGGTGCCGTGGCGGCGATTTCGCCGGTAATCTGCCCGGCGGTAAAGAAGTTCGGCGCGACCTGACGCGCGCCCGCGAACTGACGGTCGTACGCTTGTTTCTGCGCGGGCGTCAGCGCCGCACGCGGCGTGTTCTCGTCGATGATGCCGATAGCGCGGCCGGCCTTGTCGAACAGTTCAATGCCCGACATGACGACCCGCGGCAGCGCTTCCGCGATCCCGGCGCCGAACGCGCCGAGGCGTCCCGACGGCTTGGCCGCCGGTTTGGGCGCGGGCTTAGCCCCCTGCGCCCGCACCCGACGAATTTCAGCAGCCAGCGCTCGCGCGGCTTCTTCATCGCCAGCCCGGTCGGCGTTAATCAGCGCGGTTTCTAGCTGCTTGATGGTCGGCACAATTAGCCCCCGTATTTCTTGAGCAGTGCGTCAATGTTCGATCCAGAGGCCGGCGGCGGCGTGCGGCCCTGCGCCGGCGCGCGCTGCGGCGCGAAGCGGTTGCCGAACGTGCGTTCGTAAGCGCCTTCGACGCGGCGCTTGCTGTCTTCCAGCCGCTTAATGTAGCTGCGCAGCGACTGCCGAAACTTGGTTTCGTCTTGCGTCCGAGACGACGCGAACGCCGATTGCTGGAGAAGGCGGTTTTCGCTGTCCGAAACCTGACCCAGCGCACCACCGGTCGGCGACGCATCGCGCATGGCTTGCAGTTCCTGAAAGCCCGCCACAGCCAGCAGTTCGTTATAGTCGGACAGCGCGTTAGCGGCGTCCTGCGACGACAAGCTGAGGACCGTCTCAGGGATATTGCCCTGAATGTTCCCGATGATGGTGTCGAGCGCGGGGTTATTAAGCAGCCGCTTGGCCCGCGCGATGGTATCGTCGTACTTGGCAGTCGCCGCCTCCATAGCGTTGAATGCCTCGGCGCTAACCTTCTCGCCCTTACCCGTACCCGAGATAGGCTTACCCATCTGGATATTGACCCCGCCGCCGCCAGTCTCGACCGCTGCGATCTTGCCGCGGACCTGCTCCCACGGCACGTTTGCGTACTGACCGGGCCGGTTGCTCGGCATACCCGCCCACGTCTGCTTGAGGTCGCCGCCCTTGACGTCTTCGTAGATAGCCCGCGCAAGCTGGTCCTGCACTTCGGGCGTGAACGGCGTGTTGCGCCAGTTCGGCCCAAGCACACGCGGCGCGTACTTCTGAAGCGTTCCGTAAGTGATCTGGTACGTGCCGACCGCGCCGGTGCCTTTGTCCGGGCCAGCGCCGATCTTGCCGCGCGTAGCGGGGATGAGCGTGTTTTTCTGGAAGTCCTGCACTTCGCCGATCGTAAGCCCCGACAAGGGCTTGTCGGGCGAACCGTACTGGCCGAATCCGTACACCGTGTCGGCGCCCCCGCGCGCGCCGCCGACAAGGCCCGGCGCGCCGCCGGTGCCCGGAACCGTCTTCGGCATGGGGATAACTTCACCGTTCGGCCCGCGAACGTACGTGATGTCTTCGGCGGCTTCAATCCGCGACCCCGGCACTTCGACCGCCGCGCCCGTGCCGTATTTCGGCATGGAGATGATGCGTTCTTCGCGGCCGGTAGTCTGGCGCTGGAACTCGCGCGACAACTGGTCTTTCGCGTCCAGCGACTGAAGCAGGGTCTGCTCACGCCACGCGCCGAACTGGTTCGGGTCTTGAGGAAGCGACGCCAGCGTCTGATCCACCGCCGCCTGAAGCTGAGGGTCGCGGAACTGCGACTTTAGCCAGCCGCCAATCTTGATTGCGTCTTCGGGGTTGCGGGCCAGCTTCATACCTTCGATCGAAAGGTCCAGAAACTCGTCAACCGCCTTGATCTGCGCGCTGGTCGCTTCCTGCTCGGCCTTGGCCAACTGCGGCTTGGCCAGCGCGACATCCCGCGCCTCCTTGGCCTGCGCGAGTTGCATCTGCTGCGCGGCAGCAGCGGCCTGACGTTCAGCCGCCTCCTGTTGGCGCATCATGTTAATCATCTGCGCGTTCTGCTGCACCGCGCTGCCGAGGACGTTCGTCTGCGGTGCGCGGGCCTGTAGGGCGATCATTTGGTTAGCCATGTTAACCCTTCATCCCCGCAAAAGCGTTGTAGGACATATTGCCGGTCGTGGGGTCGTAACCAGACCCGTACGTAGGTACGCCGCCGGCCGGTGCCCGGTTAAGGTAATTTAGCTGCGCTTGGTACATCGGGTACTGCACCGCCATCTGACCGATACCGCCGAGCGCGCCTGCCAGCGCGTTGGCGCTGCCGACGTAGCCGGACGCGCGCGCCGCGCCCGCGTTCATCAGATTCTGCGCTTGCGCTTGCCCAGCCTGCCCGGCCGCGCTGGTCAGTGTATTAGCCGACGACTGCCCAGAACCCATCAGCGACTGAAGCGGGTTCAGGCGCGCGGCGCGCTCGACCTGATAGCGGTTGAAAGCGTTCTGGTATTCTTGGCTGGCCAAGTCCTGCCCGAAGCGCTGGATGCCTTTCAGCGTAGCGCCGGACAGCAGACCGCCGCGCGCTGCCGCCGAGCGCTCCAGCGCCTTCATACCCTCGGCCTGCCGGAATGCGTAGCCGGGGTCAGCCTCGAACTGCTCGGTGCCGAACGGCTTGGCGAGGCTGCCATAGCCAGCCGCCGTCTGGTCGCCGCCGATACCCAGCAACTGCATGATCTGCTGTTGCGCGGTCAGGCCAGCCTGCCGGAACGGTTCCTGAAGTTCGATCTGCTTCTGGAACATCCGCTCCTGCGCGGCCTGCGCGTCCTGCGCGGCCTGCGCCTGCGTGTTGGCCGCCTTCTTCGCGCCGCTGCTGGCCAGAAGACCGCCGCCAATAGATGCGACACCCCCGATAATTGCGCCGGCGACTGGCATCAGTCTAACTCCATCCTGAAAATGCGGTGCGGAGCACCAAAGGTTTCTATCACTTCTCCGGTCGGCTGCATACCCCCTTGCCGAGCAAAGCGCTCGACATGGCGGGCTTGCGGCGGAACGCGGGTCCATAGCATCTTGGCGCCGTGACGCCGAGCGAAGTCGATGCCTTGCGATCGAGCGGCGTTACCCCACTCACCGCGGCCCGACCGAAGAATGAACGTATGCACTTCATACGTCCGCGGGGCGGTCCATAGCAGCGCAAAGCCGCCGTGTTCGCCCATCAGGAACCAATGCTCTGGTCGTTCTACCAGCGGGGACAGGTCCAGTTCGCCCGCTTCCGGCGCACCAACAAACGGGCGGACATCGTCGTGGTTTACCACGCGATTGACCAGCGCCGCGTCGTGGGTGCGTTGCAGCAGCATTAGCTGACCAGACGCCCGGACGCGCGGATGTTGACGGCCGACGCCGTGCCCGCGATGGTCGAGATGAAACCATTTTTGGGGATGACGTGACCGACCAGTTCCGGAAACGTGTACGTCTCCGACGGCTGGAGCGTCTTGGTCTTGACGATCAGGTTGTCGTTGCCGGCGCTGCCCGCAGCCGTGACGAGGTTGACGCTGATCGTCGCCGCAGTGGCGCTGTAGTTGGTCGCCGTGAACTTGTCGATGATCGTCTGGACGCCGTCCGACGTGTACTGCGTCGTCTGAGTGTTCTCCGCGGTCTTGGCCGGGATGATGTTGCTGATGGTTACGGCCATGTTAAACCTCCAAGGTACTCACGTTATCGGTCACAGTCAAAATGATGGACGGGATGGCGGGATGAATAGCCGTCGCCGGATCGGCGTGCAGCGATACGCCAAGGTCGTCTACCTCCCACATTAACTCTATATAATCGCCGGCGTTCATCTGGAGTATGTAGTTCCAAGCCGCGATAGCTTCAGTGTTGTTGCCTTGGATACGCACGGCGCCGGAACTCTCGGGTACATCCGTACCGTTCTTGCGCAGCCAAATCCATGCACGGTTAGCGCCGCCGCTGGTATTTATGACCTGCGCCGAAAACTGAACGTTATAGACGTTAGGGCGGTCCACGTAAACACGAGACGTGGGGGTACCCAGATAGACGCCTTGCGACAAGTCGGTCGTGTTAAACGTCATGGCGTACGCCGTATTGATAGCGGCGGCCGTCTGGTCTGTCGTGTCGTAGAACGACCCGTAGCGCGGCGTGCGGAACTCCTTAGGCGGCGGCGCAAGCGCCAGCGCTTGCAGTCCGCTTTGCAGCACGCCGATGTCGCCGGCGGTAGCTTCCGCTATCTGGCTTTGCAGCGCCTGAAGCTGCGTCTGGATCGCTGCGATGTCGTCCGCGGACGCGCTGGACGGCTGGCTTGCCAGACCCTGCACCGCGTCGCCGAACACCGCGTCGTAAGATGCCAGCAGCGAGTTGGCGTTGGGTGCCAGTTCGGTTTCCTGCTGGTTCAGTTGCGTTGCCGTCAGCAGCGACAGAAAGAACCGATACCACTCACGGCTGATCGCGCCGGACCGCTCGTCAATCAGCGCGACGCGTGGCGGTGTGAGCGCGGTAGGGTTAAGCGGTGCCGAGGCCATCAGGCCCTCGTCCCGCTAAGGAGCAGTTCGGCGCCCATGATGTAGATGCGGACCGGGTCGGTACCGGACACCTCGTAGACGCGGTCACGGATTTTCATCGTCGCGCCTAGTCGCCGCCAGATGGTGCGGTAGCCGAACCGGCCGATCCGGCCCATCGACTTCCAGTGTTCGTTCGACCACGTATGCCCGCCATCGTCCGACCAGCGCAGCATGACCTGCGGGTCGCTGCCTTGCCCAAGGTTCAGGCCGACGCCCGTCTCGCAATCCAACTGCATCGCGTGCTGGACCGTACGGGCAAGGTTGTTCGCGCCGGTCGGCAGCGCGCGCCACGACCGCAGCCACTTCTGCGGCTGACCATCGTCGGCGTACGTCTCAAGGTCGAACTTGTAGATTTTGCCGTTCTGGTAGTCGCCGATGACGTTCTGGCCGTTGAAGAACATCTGGCAGTTACCGCGGTGCCGGTTGAACTGGCCGTTGGCGAACGACGCGCGCTCATGCCAAGCCCCCGTCGCCACGTCGAACACCCACGTCGTGTTGGCCGACGGGAAGTTCAGCACGTAAAAGCTGTGGCCGTCCTGCTGGTAGGTATAGCCGACCGCGTCCGACAGGTCGGTATACTCCTGCAACTGCCACTCGATCGCGTGCGTCGAGATGCGCTGGCCGATGTAGCCGGCCGCGCGGTAGACCATGCCCTGCCCGCGGGCGTCCTTGCCAAGCCAGTAAATCTGGTTGTCCATCTTGGCGATGGAGAACGGCGCGGCGCACCCCAGTTCATTGTACGCGCCTTGAATGCGGGTCAGCGGAAAGTCCAGCAGCCCTGCGTCGTACCAGACTTCGGTCGAGTTGGTGCCGAACACCCAGACTTCGCGGTGGTCCACAAAGATCGCCGTGACGTTGTCCGGGTTGCCTTCCGCGCTGGCGAAGTCAAGCGGGTCTACGCTGGTGCCGTCGAGCAGCGACGTGACCCAGATTTTCTGGCTGTTCGGTTCGCTGAACACGAAGTAGCCGTCAAGGTAGCCAACCGTAGCCGCGCCGGGGAAGTCCGGGTCCGTGATCTGCTGGAACACGTCCGTGTTGGCGTTGTAGATGTAGCCCTGCGGGTTGGCCGCGATGAATAGCTGCGTGCCGTTGTCGGCCATGTTGACAGGCCCCGTGCCCGCCACAGTACCCTTGGCGACGGCGTTCCAGTTCGTGTCGATCTGGAACAGCGTCGGCCCGGAGACGACGTAACCGTAGTCGCCGAACGTCCACGCGCCGCGGATCGGGCCGATACCGACCGTGGCCAGCCGGGTCAGGCCGGGCGCGCGCTGGAGAAAGGCAGGCTCCTTGCCGCCTTCCGGCACGACCTCAGGAAAGAGGTTGACCATTCGGTTGTCGGCGGCGTTGACGCTGCGGGCGACATACGCCGACCCAAGGATCGGCGTCTTCATTAGTAGTTACCCGCGTAAACGTTAAAGCGCTGGCGGCTGGCGATTAGGCTGTACGGCATCGCCATGATGTCGTCAGGGTTGTTGATCCGCTTGAGGTTGCGCTTGCTGGACATGGCGATCCGCATGACCTGCGGCGTCGGCTCAACGCCGAATTCGGGCGCCATTTCGGTAGCCAGATTGTAGCGGAACGCCCGCAGGTAGCCCGGCGGGAACGACAACGTGGTAGCCAGCGTCGCCGGTTTGGTCAGTTCTTCGACGGAGACGAAGTGCCACTCCAGATCGCGCGTCGGGCGCGGGTAGACGAACATCTCCACGTCGGGGAACGTGTTGTTGACAAAGATGACCTGCGGGTACGTCGAAGTCACGGTCTTGACCGCGATGCCGTCGTACTGCTGCTGGTTGATAAACTTGATGCCGTAGCTGACGCCGGTGCCGGGGTCTTTGAAGTAGGTCGCGTCGTCCAGCAGCACCGGACGGTTGCCGACAAAGTCACCGGTCGGACCGAGCGTGCGCGACAATTGACCCGCCGGCCAAGTGAACACCTGATCCTGCGTGGCGAAGACCGACAGCCGTTCCGTGTTCCAGCTGTCGATCATCTGGTTCATGGCGTTCAGCGCGTCCTGCGACGTTTCCGCCGAAGGGACTTCGCCTTCAGCCAGAACGCCTAGAAGCCGCAAAGAACCATTGATGATGTCGCCGGCGGTCGCCATGTGTCAGTCTTCCTGCGGTGCGCGTCGGCGTCCACGGCGCTTGGGTGCCGCCATCTCGTTGACGGGCGCTTCGTCCTCGTCTTCGTCCGCCACAGGCTCGGGCGTGGCGGGATCATAGCGTTCCCAGCCGAACATTTCATCATAATTCGCCTCCTCCTCGGAGATGGCGACTTTCGCCCCGTGCCGCGGGTGGACCATGTAGATGACAGCCATAGAAACCTCGTAGTTGTGGGCGGCCCGTAAGCCGCCCACTTTTAGGCGATCAGCCCCAGAGCCTGAAGGCGGCTCTCAAGCTGGGCGACGCGGGTTTGGAGGTTAGCGATAACCGACAGAACCGTGTTGCCTTCGTCCTTGGTGACGAAACCGTAAGCGCTGGTGTTGACCAAGTCCTGAATGGCGTAGTCCGGCGTACCGGGAGCCGTGGACGTGATCGACGTAAGCTGCGTGGTCAGCGCCGCACCCTTGGCGGTGTAGACCGGATTAGCGATGGTGGCGCCGTCGAGATACGGGTCTTCGTAGGCGACGCCGACTGGCTTATTGTTGGGCATTGCGGTAACCTTTCAGTTGAAGGGGGCCGAAGCCCCCTTCGGTATTACTTCAGGAACGCCGACCAAGTGGCGGTGCCCGTCTTGACGAACTTGTAGGTGTAAGCGCCAAACCGGGGGACAGTCACCGAACCGTAGATCGTGACGCCGGTGCCGGCGGTCACGGGGACGGTCGAGGACGAACCGCTGTTGTTGTTGTTTGTGATCGTCAGGTCGAACGACGAACCGACCTTGGCCGACGGGATAGCAGCGTCAAGCTGCGCGCCGGTGGCGGTCGTGACGGTCAGGGTGGCGTCGCTGGCCTTCTGGCACACAACCAGACCGAGCGCCATATCGGCGCCGGACAGGGTGGTGTCTCCGGTCAGAGTGGCCGGAACCTTCTGGACGCCCAGAACGGCTTCGGTCAGGTTGCCATCGCCAAGCTGGTAGCCACCAGCACCGTTGGGAAGGGCCATTGCAATTCTCCTTAATCAAAATGAGGCCCCCGGCTAACCGGGGGCCATGACTGTTAACCCCAGAGACGGCAAGCCATCTGCGGACGGATGGTGCTGTAACCGTACAGAACGTCGATACGGCAGGGCATACGGTCGTTGTTGATGTCGTACTGACGAACAACGCGGAGCGAGATGCCGTTGTGAACCTGACGCGAGGCCATGTCGACGCCCTGCGGCAGCAGAAGGTCGGCGGTGGCGAAGGTGATCGCGTCCTTGTGGTACACGAGGTTCTGCGCGTACTGGCCGCCCGAAGCGCCGACGAACACGACTGCCTTGCTATTGCCCGGCAGAGCGTTGACGGTGGCGAGGGCGTGGTTGGCCGAGTACATCGGCGCGACGGTGATGTCGCCTTCGCCCGACGAACCCAGCGTCACGTCCGACAGAGCGACAAACTGGAACAGCGAACCCGTGCTTTCGCGGGTCTGCGGGTTCACAGCGTAGCAGTCGGCCACGGTGAACACGTCGCCGGCCTTGACGGTGTCGCCGTTGCCAGCGCCGGTGACCGAGATCGTGGTCGCGCCTTCGGTCGTGACGGCCGCCGAGGTCGAACCGCCGGTAGCGTCGCGGGTGCCGCAGGTGAACTGCTTGATCGACTGCGACATGTTGATTTCTTCAAAACCAAGCACGCCGGTGCCCATCATGCCGTTCTTGAACTGCTTGCTGACGGTGTCGGTCGGGTTGAACAGGCCCTTCATGCCTTCGACCAGACCCGCGTTTGCAGCCGGGTTGACGGTCGCGTAGCGCGGCGACATCACGGCGGCGTTTTCGTTCAGCTTCTGCTGGGCAGCCAGCAGAACCGCCGAAGTGGACGGGGTGGTGCCGGGCGTGCCGACCGAGTTACCGATGGTCTTGAACGCGTTGGCCACGTCCGCGTCGATCGACGAAGCAAGCTGCGAAATGCGCGGCTTGAGAACGCGCTCGGCGAAGTCGTCCAGCTGCATGGTCAGTTCGGCGGTGGTGAAGTTTACGCCGATGTGCTTCTGGTTGGCAACGGTCAGCGTGGTGTACTGTTCGTTGTCATCCTGCACCTGAAGGGCAGCACCGTCGGTGACAAGCGCGCGGTCCGGCAGGCGGATGCGCAGGGTCGAGCCGATCTTGGCGCCTTCGACGGCGAAGCTGTCGTCGTACTGGCGGTTGACGTTGCGGGTCAGCACGAGGTTGTTCTCGAGGATTTCGAGAGCCTTCCGCGTGATCATGTCGATAGTAAGAATGGAGTTGGACATGGTAATGGTCCCAAATTAGCGGTTGCGTAGTGCCTCGGCCTTCTTGATCTGCCGTAGCCGTTCCGCTTCGATCCATTCCGACGTAGTCATGCTCTTTACCGAGCGGGGGTCGGTGGTGTCGTACACGGGTGCGCCAGAGGCGCGCGGCGTAACAGGTGCAATCGGAGCCGGGGCGGTTGAAGTCTTTCTAACCGGCGGATTGGAGGACAGTGAAGCCTCAATCTTTCCGATTTCCTTTGCCTGCAAGATCGGGTGCAATCTGGCGATGCGGTCCGCTTCCTTGGGGTTGGAGCCGAGCCAATAGAGGACATCGGGGCCAACATCCGAGGCTTGGATGCTCTGCGCCATGTATTCCGTGACGGGAAGGTTGGGGTTGTACGCGACTTGGTCGAAGTCATCGTACTTGTCCCGCGCCGTCTCCTCACGGTCGTGGTACTGTTCGAGCAGAGCCTGCTGTTGCCGCGCGGCTTCCCGCTGGGTCAGCAATTCTTCCGCCTTACGCTCGGCCAAAGCCTCTGCGTACTGGTCGTAAGTATCAAACTGCTCCGGGGACAGATCGGCCGCTGGCGTTGCCTTGAGCCGTGCTTCCATCTCCGCAAGCCGTTGAGCCTGCTCTCGTTCCCACTTGCGCTGTTCTCTCGCAAGCCGCTTGCCGACGATGGCGTCCAGTTCTTCCTGAGTGAAGGATTTGGGCGCGTCCTGATCGACAGGCTGTTCTTCCGGCGTTGCGGTTTCAACGGGTTCTGGAGCCGCCGTGGTTTCCAGTTCCGGCGCGGGCACTTCCGCTTCAATAGGGACGGTGTCGTCCATGTGTTGTTGACCCTCTCAAGTCACCTGATGTTCCGCACCAGTACGGTCAAAGGCCAGCGTACAATAAATTTTGTACGCTGGCAATCTGGTTAGGCATGTTGATATGGTGCTGCTTTCAACATGGTCTTCGTCCTTTATATGCTGCGGGCTGACAGTCTTGTTAAATTTGTGACCAGTTCCCAGTGCTACCAGTATAGACATACGAAAGTGCTTGATTGGCGGTCAGCGTAATATTCGCAGCAGATTTGTTCAAAAACTGCCCAGCGCCGCCGCCGCCCAAATGGGCAATTGTGATGTTGTTGTCATACGCAATTATCGTGAGTTGAGAGCCGGTGATCGTAGGGGTCGCACTGGTTCTGTTGATAGTTACAGGCGCAGCCGCACCAGCCAAAATGACGTTATATAAACCGCCTTGACCCGCAAAAACTACGTTATCAAGCGTAGCTGTAGCACTAGACCTAAAAACATAAAGCTCTTGGTTGGTATTAAAATTAGACGCCCAATCCAGAAGAGGCGTTGCCGAAGATTGAGCAACTGAATTTAGCACAACCCAAGGCGTAGAGTTGCCAAAACTATTGCGGTTGTGACCGATAAAAATACCGGTATTAGTCGTTCCAAAAAGATTGTGCGAGGCGGTTGCGCCAGCATTTAACCCAAACTGGCTGTTTACGACACTGACATTTAGACAATGCTTCATATCAACGCCAATAAGCGCAGTCGTACTACCAGAAGGATAGCCACGACACCCTGCTATATAAATATCTCTGACACCGCTGGTAGCAGTCCAGCCGTACCCCATACGGATATAGCAGTTAGTCGGGTTCTCCATGTTAACCGACTGGATCGTGATATCGTTACAGCCAAGAACGCCTTCTGCCGCTTCAGCAATACGGATCGGTACGCCTGTGCTTTCGATTGCACCACCAAGGATTAACCCAGTGTTGCAACGGTCAATATCAATACCTGATGCTGCGGTCGCTGAACCGGCAATATAGTTGTCTCTTAACGTAAAAGCGGTGCAGTTATCGAGCCAAAGTTGCGCAGTTCCGCTGGAGCCGCCGTTAATGAACAGGCATTCCTCAACAACGGGTTTATTGCAGTGTTGCAGCACTAACGGGGGTTCGGTTCCGCCCCTAAACTGCACATTGGAAAGCACCGGAGCGTGCGCGTACGTAAACGTCATCCCGCGCTTTGCGCCGCTTACGCACTCGATTTGAATTTCAGAAATGGTCCCCCAATACTGATAAACGCCAACGCCAGATGTAAAAGTCAGACCAGTTGTGACTGACGCGCCAGAAAACTTAATGATTGACCCGTGGTGTTTGCCTTCGCCAAGAATGGTAAACCCATGTTGCACATTTGACGGTGTGGGGACTGTAATATTGTCTGTGACGAGATATGTTCCTGCAGGAAGGTACATACACTTGTTGTTGGCCACTGCCACTGCCAAAGCAGCATTCAAAGCCGCAGTGTCATCGGCCACTCCGTCGCCAACAGCGCCATAATCAAGCACATTGATCGTCGCGCCTTCAATCAGGGAATACGTTGCTTTAGTTAGCGGCATGATGAACCTCTACTTTGAAAACGCTTGAACTTCGGCGTTAGTAATCCGCTGGTTCCAATACAAAAATTTTCGCGCATGACCATTTAGATAAGGCCCGCTTAACCGCGTGCCTAGCCCCAATTGAGTCATCCCGGTAGGTATGGAACCGCTGCTATCGGTCACTGAGTTGCCACCATTCATGGCGGTAGCAAACGAATTAAGTTTGTACGCCCCCGCCATTTTAAAAACAGAGCCTACAGTAATGCTACCTGGATCAATATTCGCTTGCGTAGTTCCGTTAACTACCTGAAAAAGAGGCGCGTTCGCACCGAACATACAAAGCGATATGGAGTTGCTGTTAGAGACTCCGTTAGTAATTTGAGAAAAATCGACAGTGGTTGATCCTTGGTCTACAAAAATAGACCCTTCAAACAAAAGTGTCCCCTCGCTGGCGTTATACCAACTGCTGAAATTAGCCCCCGTCATGCTCACAACGTCAGCGTTGCGAGTCAGGCTGGTCGTGGTCGTGGGGATGTAGCTGGTGGCGAATGCGCCTGCTTCGAGTTGCGCGCCCCAGACATATAAACTATCGCTTCCGTTTCCGTTATAAAAAACAGATGATAACGCGGTAGAGGTACATGGCATAATCCATGCGTATACTGATAATTCAGTGCTGGTCGTGAAAGAAAACGAACACCTATAAAACCCATTAGCTGACGCAGAAATATTAGCAGTACCAGCAGTCCATCCAGTCCCAGTAACTCCAGTGACTCCAGTAACTCCGTTAATAAGGTCAAAAGAAGCGCGAGCACTATTTGTTCCGCCAGCAGAACCTGTCATCCAGAGCTGAACATAGTTGCGCGACCCACGTTTGACATAAACACTGACAGTATAAGTTATCGAGGAAGCCGCTTTTGATATAACTTGCTGAAGAATATGCGTAGAAGCGGCACTTGCATCCTCAACCAATGTATCCGCGTCAACCAATCCACTAGGCGACGCAACACTATTTGCAGTTACACTGCACCGCAAATAAGCCCAAGGGCGGGAACTCCCTGCCGATGCCGTATCTCGAAAATCATCGGAATATAAGCAAAGATTTGCGCGGCTTTCCTCTATCAAAAGACCGAGAGATGCCAATGTAGTAGGGCTATAGTCAAAACGAGGTAAATCAGCATTAACAGTTTGAATGTACCCACTGCTATTGGTTGCCGTTGCTGTATTAAGAGCGCGCGTCACAACTACGCGCGGATCGAGTACCCCTGTCGTAAAATCCAACGCAAGGCGAGGCAATACTCGTTCAGTAGCCGTAGGCGCATAAGCAGGCGTTATCATTAGATAGCCCCTAAAATAAATACAACCAACTCATCGTACCGAATGCCGTAGCGTTCTCCAGCTTCAATTCTAGGCACCAAGATATTCCCTTCGTCGTCGCGCTGCTCTGGTTGGGCTTCCCATTTATCGTAGCAAAACAAACCATAGTCGGCAGCGTTCAAGCCTTCGCTGGCAAAAGCAGCCTCAACATCTTGCGCGATAACGCCAAAATGCCACCTAGCAGCATCACCTTTAGCCGCTACAGCATCATTTAGTTTGAATGCACGCACGAGCGCCTTGCAACGTACAGCTACAGCACGTTCAGCCTCTGACAAATCGCGCGATTGCTGCTTTGCCCGCCCATCAGATGTGTTAATTGTTCCGGTCGTAGCGTAAACAGTATTCCAGCGCTGGCTTCCAGTACCAAGATTTAGCGTTCCATCTACCTGCGGGCGAAACCCACCGGAATAGACTTGCGCTACAGAAGATCCAGAAATGTTAAGATAGATTCCGTTTGAGCCGGAAGAAACAATCGAATAATTGTTATTATTATCACCAAACTGACAGACGTTATCTGTCGGCTGGCGGAGCATAGAAATAGTACCCGCAAAACTGGGGCGGTATGCGTTTAGCTGTTGCGTCGGGTTAAGGTATGCCGGCGGCAACGTGCCTGTAATCGTCGCGCTAGTATTAATAGAGTTATCCGGAGCAAAATAACCAAATTCAAATCCGGCGGTCACGGTTATGCCGGCGTTAAAAGCATTACAGCTATATCGACCGCCAGTTTGGCTTATGAGCGTTGCGCCGTTGATGCGGTTTCCGATAATAGCAGGGGCGCCGCTGCCAGACGGAGCGCCACCAGCGTCAAGCGTTAGTTTGCCAAATTGAGAATTGGTGACGAATGACGTACCCGTCGAGGTCATCAAAATCCCGCCAGTTGCTTGGCTTGAATAAACGCCTGTGATGTTGTGGTATAGCGTAGCTACGCCCGCAGTTCCAATTTCAATATCATAACCAGTCCCTGTGGCGTCATCGGTCTGGTATACATAGTTTGTGCCAATGATCTGCACTCGGCTACCAGTGGCCAAAACCGCGCGACCGGCTGCATGGACAGACCCGCTATTAATAAGGCGCAGATTGCTGCCGGAGGCGCTGATGTTATGCCCAGTATAGCCAGTGCCATCGAAAACTAGACCATTTATCTCGACATACGTTACTGGAATAGTGAGCAAAGCCCCGTCGCCGTTTTTGATAAGACGAGCGTTACCAGTGGCAAACAGAACTTGACCTGAGGTAGAAACCGTGAGGTTATTGCACTTATAAAAACCGTCAGGAAAAAATACGGACTTTCCTGCATCCAACGCAGCCTGAATTGCAGCCGTATCGTCCGTCACCCCGTCGCCAACCGCGCCGAAGTCTTTGACCGAGACGTACTGCTCCAGTTTGGTCTGGACGGTCTGCCCCGTAGCGCCGGTAAAGCCCGCGGTGTATCCGACCATGCTGGCGTCCATCGCGCCCGTGGTGGTCTGTACCGCAGTCGTAAACTTGACCTCAGCGCCGACATGGACGCCCGACGTGAACGTCACGGTGTTGCTGTCGGTTTCCAGATAGCTGTCGCCGACGTACTGGTTGACGCCGTCGATGTAGACCGACAGCGAATTGGTGCCGGGCGTGTAGTTGATCGTCGACAGGTTGAACACGGTCTGGCCGGCGGTGGCCGTGATGACCTCCTCCTGCACCGTGTAGTTGACGAAGTTCGAGTTGACGCCGGTAATGTTGTCGTAGGTTCCGATCAGGATGGCCGTCGAAGTCTCGAAAACGAACTTGTAGATCAGCCCGTCAGTCAGCCAAATTTCGCCGCCCGGTACGCGCCCGGCGCTGTCCAGCACGATCGGGTTGGCATGCGGCGTGATGCCCAGCGCGCTGGTGTAGGTCGCCTGCGGCGTGGTCGTGCCGGCTGCGTAGGTGTAGACCTTACCTCCCGACAGCGGCTGACCGTTGTTGTCAAAGAACTGCCCGGCAAAGCCGCCGATAGGAGAAGGGTTAACCGACATACTTACACACCCAGATTGCCAGCCAGCAGGAACGTGTCCGCGACCGGGCTGATGGAGGAGATGACCGCGTACTGGCCCATCGTGCTGTACAGGCCGCTGTACGACTGGAGCGTCGCGCCGCCGGCTGCCACCGTGACCTTGCCCGCGCCGCCCTGAATGATCGTGCAGCTAAAGCCGACGCCGAGGCCGGTAGCGCAGGTGATCGTCACGGCCGATCCAGACGTGCAGTAGATGACCTTGCCGTTGTCAGCAGACGACAGCGTGCGGGTGGTGCCCGACTCGGTGACAATACCGTCGGCAGTCAGGATGTACCCAGCCGCGCTGGCCGGCCCTGCGATGTTTAGCGGAACACCCGTGACGTTCATCATGCGTAGTAACTCACGTTTACCTTACCGCCAGCCACCATGTTGATGAACTTGATGTTGGTAAGGTCGCCATCGTACAGCAGCGACGTCCCCACGTAGATCGGCATACCGACCGAAGCGGTCGGGGCCGTGCCGTCATCGCGCCAGCGCACGTTCTGGCCTTCCGGCGTGATGATCGCAAAGGTCGCCTGCTGCTTGGAGCCGTCCGGTGCGCGGGCGGGAACCGTCAGGCCGGTCGCCGTATTCGGGGTGATCTGCTGATAACCCAGACAGAAAGTAGTGGTCTTCAGTCCCATGATAGCCTCACGCCAAGAATTTGAGTTTGTAGAGGGTGGAGTAATACAGCCCGAAAATCTCGTCGATGATGTTCTGAAGCGGCGTGCAGTCCTTTTCGACCACCTTATACCGCATTTCCATCAGGTCATCCACCTGACCCTCCAGAAACTCGACCACGTTGTTGGTCTTCTTCGCCGACATTAGCGAAATCGGCCCGATCAGCCCGTACTTGCCCTGATACGCTTCGGCGAACTTGTCAGCCAAGTCGATGATGCCGTCGTAGAACTCGTTGAGGGCGACGTGCTTGGCGTAGCTGCGCGTGTTGAGGTGCGCGGAATGCGTGACATCCCGGGCCAGAAACAGCATCCCGACGAAATCGTTACATTTGCTCATTTTCAGCCGTTCCTTCGGGCATTTCGGGCATCATAGGCATCTCGGAGGCTTCCATCGCCGGCATTTCGGGTGTTTCCGCTGTCGGCATCTCGGGCATTTCGCGCATCTCTGGCGCTTCGCCAATCAGGTCGCCGGTGTCCAGCGCGGCCGCGATCGTGCCCATGACTATATCCTGAATTTGTTCGGGTGTCATGCTGTTCTGCACGGCCGCAATACGCTTGGTTTCGGCGTTGTACGCGTCGATTTCGGACCGGTAGCGGTCGATCTCGATCTTCTGGTTCTCGGCGCTGTCCTGAATGTTCTGCATGATGTCCGTGACGCGGTTCAGTTCCTGCGTCATGGCCTCGATCTGCTGCTGCGCAGCCATCATTTCGGGCGACTGGTCGCCTTCCGACAGCACCTTCGGGTCCAAAATCTTCTTGAACCGCGCCGCCATCTCCTGCGCGCCCGGCCAGTCCATGTTCTTGATGAACAGGTCGCCGGCCACCGTCCAAAGCTGCGGGTTGGCCTGCAAAATCTGGCTCATGGCGTCCAGCGCTTCCTGACGCTTGGTCATGTAGCCGGGGCCGGTCGTGACCATCACGTCGTAGGTGCCCACGCCGGGGTTGTAAATCTTCTCGATCAGCGACCCGTCCATCCCGCGGATTTCCTTGACCGGCTCCTGCTGCATCGGGTTGAACTTGACCATGTTCACGTCGCCGTCCACACCGATGATACGGGCGATGCGCTGCGTGTCGTAAATCTTCGGGATCAGGTCCACGATCTGCCGCGTGATGTGGCGCACGGCGCGGGCGAGGTTGTCAACGTAATGGTACGTGCCCACGTCGCCCTGCTTCTCGCGGGCGATGATGGCCTTGGCCGAGCGCTCGTTGCCGCCGATGCCCAGCGAGGCGTCGTACTGGCCCGTAGTGCCCTTGATGTCGTCCGCAGCGCCCATTTTGGCCTGAATAAGACCCGTCTGGGGCAGCGGCGGCGGCGCGCGCTGAGGCAACGGCAGAACGTTGCCTGCGCCATCAGTAACGTCAGGATTGACCTCCAGATACGGCCAGTTGGTCGTATTGGCAGTCTTCCACTGCATTTCGTAGCCTTCAAACTGGCCACCATAGCCAATGAAGGGCGCTTTCGGCGCCAGCGCCAGCATTTCTGCCTCTTGGCTGGTCCAGTAGTTGTACATCCGCTGCGCGTCCTTGGCGTTGCGCACAAGGCCCGAGATGTGCATCCGGCCGTCGACTTCCCACTCGTTGCCGATGACCCGGACGACCGGAATCCACTTGCCCGGCCACTCGCGCTCGTCCAGCACGTCGAAGCCGTTGGTCTTCATCCACATGACCTTGCAGCGCTGGACCGTGCGGCTGCGGATCGGCTTGCCAAACAGCGTCATAAGCTGCTTGTCGAGCGGCGTACGGGCAAACGCCGTCTGGTTGTCCGGGTAGAGGTGCAACGTGGCGGCTTCGTACGTCTTGTAGAAGTACTCCGCGATGCGGATCGTGTCTTCCTGAAGCCACGACGACAGGCCCTGATCGCCGACGCCTTGGTTGTACAGCGTCGAGATCGGAGTAGCGTCGGGAAACATCCGTTCGTATTCGGTCTTGAGGATGTCTTCGGTGATGAAGCACCACTCAGCGTCCGCACCGCACGGGTCTTGGATCGTCGGGTCCATGTAGACGCTGAACGAGTTACGCACGCGCCCGATGCGGATGTCCTGATCGAACGTCTCGTCGTTGCAGTACTCGGTCAGAAGGCGGATGTAGCCTTCACCGTACGTGACCTGATTGTCGCAGGCCGTGTCGTAGGCCACGTCGGCGTCCGACATATACTCGATATGCCGCACGACGCCGTTCAAAATCTCGGCGACCTGAATGTCGGCGTTGTCGTCCGCCGGGATGACCTTGCCGCTGGGCCGGTTCTGGCGCTGCTCGTTCGTCACCATGCGGACGTGCTGCGGCAGCTTGTTGATGGTCAGGCACGGGCGCGCGTTGATCGTCTGGCCCTGCACGGCCCCGCGGGTGGCCAGCACATCGGCCGGCCATTGCCACTGGTTATCGGGCGACCCTGCCATGAACCGCAGGTCGTCCAGTTCGTCCTCGCGGCTGTCCGAATACGCCGACTGCGCCATTTGCAGGCGGTGGCGCATGGTTGCCATCTTGTCATCGTCGCCCGACGACTTGGCAGGGTTAGACCCCACGTTGGCCACGTTGCCCGCCGCATTGATGCCCGTAGGGTCCGCCATGTTACTTCTTTTTGCCTTTCTTGGCCGCTTCGCGCTTGACACTGTACGCGATGGCTAGAGCCTGCTTTTGCGGCTTTCCAGCCGCAATTTCAGCCTTAATGTTCTTGCGAAAGGCCGTTTGGCTGGTTGACTTCACCAGAGGCACGTCAGCGGTCCTTTTTGGTCGGCGTCATGCGCTCACGCACGGTCGTGCGGATGATGTCCGGCTTGCCGCGCTTCATCAGCAGGCTCTCGCTGATGCTTTCCTCGCGCTGCATACGCTCTCCGCGGGCCAGAGCGGCCTGCGTGGCTGCCTTGGCGGCTGCCGACATGGTCGGCGTCGCGGGCTTGGTGCGTGACGCCAGCGGTGCCAGTCGACCTTCGCGCGCTTCCAGCTTCTGCACGCGCTCGGCGCGGTTCAGCGTGGCCTGCGTCTTCGACATGGGCGTCGGCTTGACGGGTTTTACCTTGGAAACGGGCGGTTTGGCCATTTACTTGCCTTTCTTGGCGGTTTTGGCGCTCTCACGGAACGCTTTGGCGGTCGGAGCACCCTTGGCGCCCGGTTTGCGCATTTTTTCGCCTGATCCGGCCGCAATCCGGGCCTTTTTGGCGTGAATATTGGCGTATAGCCCTTTTTTCTTGTCGGCCATGCGTCAGGCCCCCAGCCAAGATGTAGAAATACCGCTCATAGAGTAGCTGCGGACGGGTTTCTTGTCAACGCGGGCTTCGCGCGACGCCAGCGGGTATGCGAATGTCACCGCGATGGCGTCCGCGGCGTCTGGCGAGGCCAGCCCGCGGGCCTTCATGTCCTTTTTGCTTTCGAGGAACAGCGTGCCCTTGCTGTCGGGTTTGACCTTGGGGCCGATCAGGTCCGACTTCAGGAAGCGATCCTCCGGGATGGACGCCGTCTTGAGCCAGTCGCGCATGGCGCCCCACATCTCGGCGCGCTTGTTGCCGTACATGAGTTGCTTGGACGCCTTGTTGCCGAAGTTGACGCCGCGCACCTTGTAGCGCTGCTCCTTGAGGCGGTCCACGACGCCCGCGCCGAGGCCGCCTTCGTCGACCACCGTGAGCGCTGGCTTGTACTCCTCGATCGCGTCGATGACGTGACCGACCACTTCCATCGTGTCCGCGCCGCGCAGCCGCTTGATGGCGATCAGGTCGCGGCCTTGCCGCACCGCGATGACGGTCGCGTCGCTGCCGAACCGCGCCGGGTCGACGCCGATGGCGATGGGCGCCGTCTCGTCCTTGTACTTCGGCCGCTTCATGGCGTCGTCCACGAGGTTGACGGCGATGAACTGGTCGTCGCCTTCCGACGGAAACTGCCCGTAGACCTCGACGTTGGCTTGGTAGCTGTCGCCGCCGTACTCGTCGATGATCTGCTGGTAGAGGTTCTTGTCGGTCCCCTCGACCTCGCGCGCGTCGATGTTGCGCGTGCGCCAGAAGTTGCGCTTGGAGTTGAACGCTTCGTAGAAATACCCCGTGTTGCGACGCGGGTTAGAAAAGGCCAGATGGAAGCGGTTCGGCGTGTTCTCGGTGAAGAACCCCTGCGCCACCGACCAGATGCTGTCGGGGATACCGCTGGCTTCGTCGAACACCAGCAGCACGCCGTCGAAGTTGTGGACCCCCGCGTACGCGTCGGGGTTCTCCTCGGACCACAGCCGCCCCTCGACCGACCAGTAGCGTGTGCCTTTCTTGAGGTCGCGCTCGACGATCTCGGTCAGCCACTTGGCCGGCATGATGCGCGTCGCGGCGACCTCGAACCAGTGGCTGTTCAGCGCCATCGCCAGCCACTTGGTAATCTCGGCCCATGTGACCGAGCGTAGCTGCGCTTCCGAGTTGGCCGACACGATGGTCGTGCTGCCGATGCGGGTCGACAGCATCCAAATCACCAGCCAACTGACCAGCGCCGACTTGCCGATCCCGCGCCCAGACGCCACCGCCTCGCGGAACGTATCGTAGTCGATCTTGCCTTGGTTGGCCTTGATGTGGTCGCGCAGGTCGATGAGGATGTCGCGCTGCCACTTGCGCGGCCCGTGGAAGTGCTCCAGCGGCGTACCCTTCTCCCCCCACGGGAAGGCCAGCAGCACGAACGCCAGCGGGTCGTCCTTGATGGCGGGCGACCACAGCCGCGCCATCAGTTCCATCTCGTCGTGTGCTGAATATATCGGGGTCTGCATCAGGCCATCTGACTGTACGGGTTGAAGCCCCCCAGCCCGCTACCGTAGGCGCTGTACGTGCCCCCGCCGAACCCGCCGCCGTAGCCGCTGCTGTACGTCCCCATGCCGCTCGGGCGGTAGCGCGCGGTGCCGTACGACGCCGGCGGCGTGGGCGCGGGTGCGTAGCCACTGCGCGCCATGAAGTTGAGCGGCTGGTAGCCCTGCCCACCCATGATGTCCGACTGGTACGGCGCGAACGGCGTCATGGTGCTGAACGACGGCAGCGGCGGGATGCCCGCCAGCGTCGGGATGGGCGGGAACGCCTGCGTGCGCTGCGTAGCGCCAGCCGGGCTGTCCGCGCCGGTCATGCCGCCCAGATCATCAATCCGCATGGTCAGCAGGCCGTGCTCAGGCTGCATGGGTGACATGTAACCGTTAGTCATCGCGTTGCGCATCAACCGTCTCCGTAGGCTGGTTGAGGTCTTCTAGCGCATTTACCGGCGTGTAGATACCCTCGATGACACGCGTCTGCGCCCGCTCCAGCGCGCCGATGACACTGATCTGCTGGTCCACGTTCACGTCGATCTGCTGCTTGGCGACCCAGCCATACTGGTGCTTGAGGATTTCCAGCGCCGCCTTGCTGTCGCCGTCGGCCGCCGCGTCGTGCAGCGTCTTGGCCGCGCTATACTCGCCGTCGGCCCGGCCCTTGATCTCGGCCATCTCCACCAGCGGGTCGAACTCATGCAGCCGGCGGTACTGCGCCGGGGTGAGGCCAGCGGCCAGCGCAAGGCTGTCGCCTTTCAAGCCATACCGCGCCGCGTTGTAGATCGCCTCCAGACGCGCCTCAGTTGCTTCCGGGCGTTCCGGGGTGAAAGGCAGTGAGTAGAAGGTCATGAGCGCACGATAATGTGTTTCGTGCCTAGAGGCAAGTAGCGCGGCAGCGTTCCCGAATACGCCGCCGCGCTACCCCTCGACGTGGGTGCGCTGGAGCGTCGCACCCATGTGGCTCCTATACCGTAAAGCCAGACAGACTGTCGGGATGGGACAAAAAAATTTTAAAAAATAAAAAATTGTTTGCGGACCGTGCCTGTGACAGTCGCCCATCGCTCGGCCCCACCCCCCTCCCCCTCAAGCTTTAAGCATTCCGAAAACGAACGCGCGTTCTAGAATTGCGTTGGACCTTTTGGCCTGTGGGCAACGTGGGTCATGCGAAACACATTCGGGTGGCTGCGATCGCAAGGCCCCTTGGGTTCATGCGGTGCGCCAGATGCGCACACCTTTGACTCCGTTCTCCTCAACAGAACGCAGCGACATCCGCCAGCCGTAGCGCTTCACGAAGTTGCGCGCGCTCATGTACGCGGGGTGGTGTTGGTCGCCAGAATGTTTGCCGGGGAAGAAGGCGCTGTCGCCCGGCTGCATATCCCGGAACGGATATTTTGACGGGCGCGGTTTGCGTGCGCCGGCGGTGCGGGCAACTGGCAAGGGGATGTCTCGGTCAATCGTCATGCGTAAGGGCCTTTCCAAACTTGTGCCGGAAGGGCTTACCCACATTTATAACCCAAGTCAACAAAATGCGTTCAACGCGGCGATGGGGCGGAGGGCGTGAGAGCGTGGGTCACGATTTTCAAAACTACAATCGCCGTTAATAGTAACTCTTATTGCGAACCATTCTCAATAATATCAAATATCCATTAATTACAGATCGTATACCCAAACTACCCACAGCACCCCAAATCCCTACGTTTTCTGCGGGTTTGCGCGTGGGTCATTCACCCCTTTCCCTAGCACCCACGAAACACCCAAAATGCCCACACATTTTCCGGCTTACTGACACTCATGTAAGCAACGTAACAAACTTTGCGGAC